AAACTCTTTTATGCAGTATAATATCACTCAAACTGCAGTATCTGGTGGAAGTGATCTTTTGAGTGGTTTCGTAATTAATGGTAGTGGTGCGTTAGTTGATCTTGATATTAAAGCAGCACTTCAGTTGGGTAGAAGTGGTATTGGAACAATTAGTGATACTTACACTCTTGTTTGTGCAAGTCCTAATACTAACAAGAAAGCACTTGCGGTTCTGAACTGGATTGAGCAGAGGTAATTTTTATGTCTGATAATATCTACTTAGGTAATCCTAACCTTAAGAAGGCCAATACCCAAATTCAATTTACTGAAGAGCAAATCATCGAGTTTTTAAGGTGTAAGGAAGATCCCGTATATTTTGCTAGGAATTATGTAAAGATTGTCTCTCTGGATCATGGTCTTGTACCATTTGAGATGTATCCATTTCAAGAAAAACTGATTCAAAACTTCCACGATAACAGATTTAATATCTGTAAGATGCCTCGTCAGACGGGTAAATCTACAACCTGTGTTTCATATTTGTTACATTATGCAGTGTTCAACGATAATGTAAACATAGCTATTCTAGCAAACAAAGCATCTACTGCTAGAGATTTACTTGGGAGATTACAACTTGCTTATGAAAACCTTCCCAACTGGATGCAACAAGGTATTATATCGTGGAACAAAGGATCTTTAGAACTGGAAAATGGCTCCAAAATTTCATCTAACTCTACTTCGTCATCTGCTGTCCGAGGCGGATCCTATAATGTCATCTTTCTTGACGAGTTCGCTTTCATCCCGAATCACATTGCTGATGACTTCTTTGCCTCTGTTTATCCTACTATTTCTTCTGGACAAAGCACGAAGGTAATCATTGTATCTACACCACGCGGTATGAACCACTTCTACCGTATGTGGCATGACGCTGAGAGGGGCAAGAACGAGTATGTGCCCACAGATGTTCACTGGTCTGAAGTACCGGGAAGAGACTCTGTGTGGAAGGAGCAGACGATTGCTAATACTTCAGAACAGCAATTTAAAGTTGAGTTTGAGTGCGAGTTTTTAGGATCTGTTAATACTCTCATTAATCCAGCAAAACTAAGAAATTTGGTTTATGAAGAACCAATAAAAAGAAATGCTGGATTAGATGTATATGAAAATCCGAAAGAGGAGAATAATTATTTGATAACTGTAGACGTTGCTCGTGGTCTTGGCAATGATTATTCAGCATTTATTGTTTTTGATATTACTAACTTTCCATATAAAGTTGTAGCAAAGTATCGAAACAATGAAATTAAACCAATGTTATTTCCAAGTATAATTCATGAAGTGGCAAAGGGTTACAATGATTCTTGGTTATTAGTTGAAGTTAATGATATTGGAGATCAAGTAGCGAATATTCTTCATTTTGATCTTGAATATGATAATGTACTAATGTGTGCGATGCGTGGTCGTGCTGGACAAATTGTTGGATCTGGATTTAGTGGTAAAAAATCGCAACTTGGTGTAAGAACTACTGCAGCAGTTAAAAAATTAGGTTGTTCAAATTTAAAAACTTTGATGGAGGATGACAAGTTATTAACTGTTGATTATGATATTATTTCTGAACTTACAACATTTGCACAGCGTCATAATTCTTTTGAAGCAGAAGAAGGTTGTAATGACGACTTGGCAATGTGCTTAGTTATATTTTCTTGGTTGGTTGCTCAAGATTATTTCAAAGAAATGACGAACAATGATGTTCGTAAAAGAATTTATGAGGAACAAAAAAATCAAATTGAACAAGATATGTCTCCTTTTGGGTTTATATCTGATGGTCTTGACGATTTTTCAGTAACCATAGATGAAGAAACAGGAGATAGATGGATATTTGCTGGACAGAAAAGTGAGAATAATCCATTAGAGGTTTGGAACGTTGATGAATATGGAGATCGTTCTTATATGTGGGATTATAGATAATGGACTTAAGCGATCAGTTTGAAATAGAACATTTGTTTTTTAATGAGAGAGTTTGTAGAGTTTGTAATAAAAGAAAAAATTTAATAGACAGTTTTTATCGTACTCGCAAAAAGCATATACTTTCTTCTTCATATTCTTATGAATGTAAGGATTGTACAATAAAAAGAATTAAAGAATCTAGAAAAAAAGTAACTTATTGTACGAATTGGGAATATCCCGACTGGTAGTTTTTGTTCACACATCGTTTCCCCATTAGAAATAACCTTTTTAATAAATACTTTTAGATAATTCTGGATAGCACGGAGAATAAAGATGCCGCTAAATTTAGCATCTCCTGGAATTGTAGTAAAGGAAATTGATTTAACATTTGGAAGAGTAGTTCCTTCTGCTAATAAAATTGCAGGATTAGTAGCACCATTTGTTAAGGGTCCAGTAGACGTTCCTACCCTTATAGAGAATGAGAATGATTTACTTAAAAATTTCGGAGATCCACAAACCGTAGATAAGCACTATGAAAATTGGTTAGTTGCTTCTTCATACTTAGCGTATGGTGGATCTCTTAAAGTAGTAAGAGCAGACAACACTGGTTTAAGAAACGCTTTTGTTGGTACTGCCAGCAGCATTAAAATCAAAAGTATAGATCATTATAATGAACTAGGATATGATGAGAATGCTCTTACTAGCACAGTTTTTGCCACCAAAAATCCCGGATCTTGGGGGAATGGATTAAAGGTTGCAATTATCGATGCAAGAGCCGATCAAATTTTAAGTGGAATCAACACATCAACCATTCAAATTGGTTATGGTGTTACTCAGTCTGTTGTAGGTAAACCAAATCCTGGTGCAGGAACAACTTCACTTCTTGATGGTCATTTAAAAGGTATCATAACAGAAATTGGAAGCAATACTGTTAGTGTTAAGATTTTAACTCATGTTTCAGGAATTGGCACTGAGACCAACGTAGATTATCAACAGTCTGGTCTTTGGACATTCTCAAATACGGGTTCAGTTGCAATTCATACGAGTGGAACTTTAACATCGTATGCTTCAACATCATACACTTCATCTTCTGATTGGTATACTGCACAAACAATTGGATTAACAACTACATCATCACAATCATTACCAACTTCGACTATTTCTTGGAGTGCTCTAGGTCCTAAGCCAGGAACTTCTGCTTATGCTGATGCAAGAAATTCAAGATTTGATGAGATGCACGTTGTTGTTATTGACTCCTTAGGAACTTTAACTGGTAACGCAGGAACTATTGTTGAAAAGCATTTGAATCTTTCAAAGGCATCTGATGCTCAATTCTCGGTAGGAAATGCATCTTACTGGAGAAAATATCTTGCAAATAGTCCAGCTTCAAATTATGTCTTTGGTCTTGGCGGCGCTGCAGCAGGTATTGTAACTACTGGTTATATCTCTGGGTTTACACTCACACCTGATGGAAATTGGGATCAAGATGCTGATAATAAAGTTATCTTCTCTTCGGTAGGATCTGTCACATATACATTAACTGGTGGTAAAGATTATTCTGGATATTCTGGAATCGCAACTTCAGGTTCACTTACAGCATCACTTGCAGAATTAGCATCTGGTTATGATAACTTTGAGTCAACTGAAAATCAGTCGATAGACTTCTTGCTGATGGGTTCTGCAGCATACGATCTTGTAACGGCACAGGCATTAGCAAACAAACTGATTTCTGTTGCTGAACTAAGAAAAGATTGTGTTGCATTCATTTCGCCATACAGATCTTCATCACTAACTGATACGTCCACTCAAACTGCCGTTACAGTTAACTCTGCAGAAAATACTACGAATAATCTGATTAACTTCTATTCTTCAGTAGCATCTTCATCTTATGCAGTTTTTGATAGTGGTTATAAGTACATGTATGATAGATTCTCGGATACTTTTAGATATGTTCCTTTAAATGGAGATCTTGCTGGACTTTGTGCAAGAAATGATATCAATAACTTCCCATGGTATTCTCCAGCGGGAACTGCAAGAGGAGCAATCCTAAATGCAGTTAAGTTAGCATTTAATCCAACAAAATCACAAAGAGATCGTTTGTATTCAAATAGAATTAATCCTGTAGTCTTCTCACCAGGAGCTGGAATTATTCTCTTTGGTGACAGAACTGCTTTTGCAAAATCTTCCGCATTTGACAGAATCAACGTTCGCCGTTTGTTCATCTATCTGGAGAATGCAATTTCAGCAGCAGCTAAGGATCAACTATTTGAATTTAATGATGAAATTACAAGAACAAATTTCGTAAATACGGTTGAACCATTCCTCCGTGATGTTCAGGCTAAGAGAGGAATTACTGATTATGTTCTCGTTTGTGATGAGACCAATAACACTGCTTCAGTGATAGATAATAATGAATTTGTTGCTGACATCTATATCAAACCCGCAAGATCGATCAACTTCATCGGTCTTACTTTCATCGCCACTAAGACTGGTGTTGATTTCCAAGAAGTAATCGGAAACTTTTAATCTAGAGGTTTAAAAAACTATGGCAACCAGAAATCAATTAAATCCGCCTCCTTTAAGAAAGATTACGGACTTCAAGAGTAAGTTAACCGGTGGTGGCGCAAGAAGTAATCTTTTTGAAGTTGTTCTTTCATTCCCAGATATTGCTCAAACAAGTTCAAATGTTCTTGACAAAGCAAGATTCTTAGTTAAGGGTGCAAATTTACCAGCATCGAACGTTGCTCCAATCGACGTTCCATTTAGAGGCAGAACTTTAAAAG